TGCTGGTACAGTATGTACAGGCTCTTGCTCAACTATCTTCGTCGTAGGTGTAGTAACCGAGTCTTTCTTTTTCGAGGGCTTCGTACTGCGCTTTCGTTTCTTCGAGCCAGAAGGCAAGCTTGCGTTTAATTTTAGCAAGTGACTTACGTTTTCTTTCGACATCTATACGCTTCTTAAGTCCATCATGAGTTATTTTTCTACCCGACTGTGTGGTTAACCAAGCAGATACTTCTCGGTAACTATATTGCTTCAAGTGTTTCTTTGCAAGTTCTAATAACTCTAACTCTGTAGCAATAGGTTCTAACCATCTATCATCCTCTGAATCTATACAATAGCCAAAGGGTACAGTTCGTTTAGATAGTCGTGGGATTCGCTCCCATCTTTTAATGTGAGAGGGCTTTGGTAGCATCCAATAGCCCAATTCAGTTTTCTGAAAGTCAGTCTTATGTTTCATCGCCTTGTGAGGAATCCTTTGGTGGTAATATAAATAAACCTCCGCTAGATTCTACTGCAACTTTCTCAGTCTTCACTAAGCCAGAACGGTCAAGAACCTGACCTGCAGCTATCATCCTTTCCTTAACACCTAACTGTGTAGGGTCATCTAAAGCTGAGCCATAAGCTATAGCCGCCTTCGGGCCTAGACTAGACATATACTCTTTAGTAGCATCAAAGATTTCATCCTTTAGTGCTAGTCTGATAGACCTAGTAGATGTTGTATCACTGTAACCTGCTAATCGTTTAGCCACAGCCGCATCTCCGGAAGCCTCTTCAAACAAGACTTCCAGAAACTTTTTTTGGTTCTCTGTAAGATTACGAGCCATTCATTCTCCGTCTGATATCATATCTTGCGATACCTATATCTTTTAGTTCTCTATCTGTTAGATGTGTAAGTAACCACAAATCAGCCCTAGCTTGTTGTGATCTTTGTATTGATTCGTTTAACGCTTTAAGCCAAATTGAAAATGTCTTGAACATGTATATTCTCCAGTATGATACTACAAACTATTTGTAGCTTTCTGGAGTATAGTTATACATATATAGTTATATCACACTATTGCTGATATTGCAACCCCGTTATGTATTACCGGTTAGGACTATAGAACTCTCTACAAGATATTAAAGCTTCTATAGTATTAGTAGTCTCGCCATAGGCAAGAATCTTATCTCCAGCATGTAAGTGCAATAATCCATTGCCGAATACATTCTCTGCAGAGTTACCTGCGATAGTGTGGTTTTTAAGTACATAATGATAGGTAGTATCGTCTTGGTGGTAGAACTGTAGATACACTTTCTTTGATGAGTTGTTATTGTTAGCTAAATGTAATAGGTCTACAGTAGCATCATGTAAAGCAGGACATGTATATATAACAGTAGCGTTAGCACCCGTAGTAGTAGATGCTATCGTTACTGCTTCTGTAGCTGTAGAGTAGGCTGTTTCAACCATTAGCTATTTCTTTTTAACTGTAGCTTTTTTCTTAAGCATACCGCCTTTACTATAACCTTTTTTATTTATAGGTTTTGTTTTACCTAATTCTTTTTTTATTAAAGTGTCAATGTCTTTTTTTACTTTAGCCGTAGCTTTCATCTCTGGGTACATTAACTTTATTAGCTTTGATATATCGTCTTGACCTTTAGCCATTATTTTTTTCCTTGCGTTGGTTTCATAGATGCACCACAGTTTACATGGCCACCTTTACTGTATCCTGTTGGTTTCTTTTTGGTCATGCCGCCATGCATATACCCTGACTTCTTCTTCATGTCTGAATCTTTCATCATAGTACCGTCTGGCATTTTATGATAACCTTTTTTCATTGTGAGTCCACCCTTTGATGCTCTATACTTTGCAGTCTTCTCTGCAATTTTCTTTGGTTGTTTTACAAATTGTTTTCCTGCAGCTGTGCCTTTGCGTTTAGCTGCACTAGTAGCTGCATATTCTGCTGGGGTTAAGGCTTCTCTTGCTTTTTTAGGGAGATAACGTTCTCCTGTTTTAGCACTAGGCTTACCGCTTTTAGTTCCCCACTTTTCTTTTCCCCATTTACTTAATGATTTTTGAGATTTTGTTTTACCGCCAGTATATTTTCCACCAGCAGCTTTATATAACTTACCTGCTAATTGCATAGCACGAGCAGAATGTTTACCGCCCATCTTTGCT